ACTTAGCATGGTACTCTGTATTACCAGTATCGGTTCCTACTACTATTTTTACCTTATTCATTATTTTTCCTTATCTATACCTGACCTACTCACAGACGAGATGATCCACTAAAAAGAATCAAAAGTCAACAGCTAATATATATATTTTAGTAAAAAGTTAAAAAAGTCGATATTGACTTTTAATCTAAATTGTAGTATAATGGACTCTATTATGATAAAAGCGAAAATGATTTGCGATTTCAATAATCCCATCTCTGTTGCGTATTCAAAGATAGCTCTCAAGACTTGGGAAGCTGTTAAGAATGTTGAGGTCGAAAGGTTTCAATGTTATACGCCCGCTACTATAAACGATGCACCTTTTAAAATCAACTGGGGCAAGTATAGTAGTGCTGGTAAGTATAAAACAAACAGACATGAGATAACTCCGACAGAGAAGGCATGCCTTACCTCAATGTTTCATTGGTGGAAGCATATAGCTGATACAGGAGAGCAAGTTATTATATTAGAACATGATGCATATGTCACTAACCCTAAAAAACTGATGGCGCTAGTTGACGAGATAGAGGGTAAAGATTTGTGGTGTGTTGGCATTGCAATGGAATGCGTATCAATGTCACCTAGCTTTGCAAGATATTGTATGAGTAAGTGGCAGACAGTTAATGAAATGATTGATGCAGGACCAATGGCAGAATTGTTTACAGCATTTACAGAATGGACTGCAATGCTTGATAGATTTGATGGCAAGAAAGAAAAAATTGAAGTAAAGAAACTTTCTAGCAAAGCCAAAAGAGCAAGATTGTTATGGCCTACTATTCATTCAAAGAATAAATTAGGAATGTCTAATAGATGGAAGGAAGCACTGGATGGTAGAAAGGGATTACAAAATGCTCCAGTCACCCAATGCTTTTATCCTAAAGTAGATTCAACAATAGAGCATAGTAAGAAACTAGGATCAATTTACGAGCCAACCACATACAGACAATTACACATACTGGAGAAACTATATGAAAGAGGAAGCTAAATTAGCAGCAGCAGAAAGATTAGCAAAGGCTAGAGAGGAGAGGTACAAAAAGAACCCTCCTAAGTATACCCAATTTGCACCATCAGTTGTAGCATTAGATGATGACCACGACTTTAGTTTAAAAAATGTACGTGAGTGGATTAAAGAAGCTAAGATGCATAGAACCTCTGAACATAGATCCCATGTTAGTGGAGATAAATCTGCACTTGCAAGAAGAGTGACATGGGAAGGTTACATATCTCAATTAGATGCCTATTTGAGAACGGGTGATTATACTAGTCCATTTGCTGGAGGTGATATGGAAAGAAAAGTAAAGAGAGCATGTATTGCAATGGCTTACTATCCTAACGGAAAGCCTAAAAGAGAATTTGGTGTATTCTATCATGACTATATGCAAGACTGGACACCAGAGTTAGAGAACGAAGAACGAGAAAGTTATGGTATGCCTAGACTTGAGTATACAGAAGACGGACATATACTCGTTTCAACATCTAGTACCAAGAAGACCACTAAGACTAAAAAGAAAAGAAAACCAATGGGACTGTTACAAAAGCAAGCATTTGTTGAGAGAATGAAGAAAGCGCGTGAAGCCAAACAAAAGTGAGCTAAATACTTCCATGGGCGAAGTAATTCAATTCCCAAAAATGGGTTCTCACAACGTACCTGTAAGTGAGGAGGAAAGACTTAATAACATTAAGCGCTATCAAGCGGAGCTTTCTTTAAACACTTCCATTGAGCTTACGTATCAATTATTCGAAGAGATCGAAGCAAGAGGAATTAAATTACGCAATAAAGAGCTAGACCAAGATTTGTTAATGGTATGTGAGGCATTAAAATCTGCATTGTTAAAAGCGTGTGGTCACGATCATCCACTTCAAAAGATAACAGAGCAGGTTGTTAATTCCGAAGAAAGCAAGATTTTTGCCAGCACATGGCAGGACTTATATAACGACCAATAGCAGTTGACTTTATAATACCATTAATGTATAATGGTAGTTTTAATATGGATAAATTATGATATTAGTAGACTTAAATCAGGTGATGATATCAAACCTGATGGCTCAACTACACAGCAGTAGATCCAATACTGTTGATGAAGAGCTATTAAGACATATGGTGCTTAATGGTATTCGATCGTATAGAAACAAATTCAAAGACAAGTACGGTGAAATAGTTATCTGTTGTGATGATACTAATAACTGGCGTAAGAAAGAATATCCATACTACAAAGCTCATAGAAAACAAAACAGAGATGAGTCAGTTTTAGATTGGCCAAATATATTTGATACTTTGAATGTTGTTAGAGATGAGCTCAAAGAATTTTTTCCTTATAAGCATCTAAGAGTACATACAGCTGAGGCAGATGATATTATTGGTGTCTTGTGTCATGAGTTCGGTGTACAATTAGGAGAGGGAGAACCAATACTAGTTTTAAGTGGAGATAAAGACTTTATACAATTACAACAATTTGTAAATGTGAGTCAATATGATCCAGTTAGAAAGAGAATGATAAAGCATAAAGATCCAGCACAATATCTTTTAGAGCATATTGCTAAAGGAGATAGAGGTGATGGAATTCCGAATTGTTTATCAGCTGATGATACTTTTGTAAGTGGTGGCCGTCAAAAGCCAATGCGAGCAAAAAGATTGCAAGAAATAATGGAGGCAGTAGCAAAAGCAGACATTGCTCCGGACTATTGGCACCATGAATGGGCAGCCGGTTATATAAGAAATGAAAAATTGGTTGATTTAATTAACACACCTGATTATATTAGAGAACAAGTTTTAGAACAGTTCAATGTAGATCCAGGTGGAAGAGATGGGTTGTTTAATTACTTTGTTAAAAAGAGATTAAATAATCTTATCGAAAACATAAGTGAGTTTTAATATGGCACTACAAAATCCAAATGCAGCAAATGCAAAGAAAGATGGACTGGGTGAAATTATTCTTGAAGTTAAGAAAGAAAAGTCTGTAGCTTCTAAAATAAAAATCCTACAACAATGCGATAGTCGAGAGCTTAGAGGAATCTTTGAGTTAGCATATGACAATCGAATTAAGTGGGCACTTCCAGAAGGCAACCCTCCTTACAAACCATTGGACAAATCAATGGATGCTCAAGGAACATTACATACAGAGATGAGAAGAATGTATGTGTTCTTAGAAGGTAAGGCAAATGTCACTCAAGCTAGAAGAGAACAAATGTTCGTTCAGATACTTGAGACCATTGATCCTGATGATGCAGCTCTTTTAGTACAAGTCAAAGATGGAAAGATCAAAGGCTGTAGTAAGAAGACTGTTAAGATGGCCTTTGCAGATTTTCTAAACGAAGCAGAAAACCAAGACGTATAATGCCACTATACGATTTCATAGACACTGAAACCGGTGAGGAATTTGAGCTAATGCTTAAAATAGCCGAACGTGAGGAGTTCTTAAAGGACAATCCAAACGTAAAACAAAAGGTCAGTGCTCCTATGATCGTAGGTGGTGTAGATGGTTTACGTAAAGTCGATGATGGCTTTAATGAAGTACTACAAAAGATAGGTGAGCAGAATCCTCAATCTAATTTTGGTAGGGAAATGAATTCAGCTAAGTCTGGTAAACAAGGTCAGGTTAATAGAGCTGTTGATAAATGGAAGGCGAAAGCCGCAAAAGATAAAAAGGTGTACGACACCAAAGGAATAGAAAATTTATGAAGATGACTACAGACAACATTTTAGTTGCAGAGATGAAAGTAAAAGAAAAGAAAGAAAGACAAACCGAAGGCGGTATTATTCTTTCAGCTGACGTCGATGATACTAAACCAGGCTCAGCACCAGCAATGGTAATTGCCGTTGGTCCAGACGTAACATACATCAAACCAAATGATGTAGTTTATGTAGACTGGTCTAAAGGATTGATTATTGATGTTGATGATGATAGACAGGGCGTAATCTTGCCTTTAGAAGCTATTAAAGCAGTGAGAGACTAGAACATGATTGATCTCCAGCTCTCAGACCTTCAGAGACTGCCTAGAAGGAACGTAAACGGTAAGAGACTATATGAGACACCAGATGGTACTTTATACCCGTCAGTAACGACTATAACAGGGCAGATGACGAAGAAGGCTATTACAGAATGGCGCGCCCGGGTAGGAGAAAAAGTTGCTAATGAAATAACAACTAAAGCAGCTTCAAGAGGAACATCTATTCACAAGTTATGTGAGCATTATGTTCTTGGAACAATGGACGATGTTAAGGTGATGCCATCTAACAAAGAGATGTTTGATGCAATGTCAAAACATCTTGGTGATACATTGGGAGTAATTAAATGTGTAGAAGGATTTTTATTCTCTGACTTCTTACGATCAGCTGGACAGGTAGATTGTGTTGGTGAATATAATGGAGTAATGTCTGTTATAGATTTTAAGACATCTAAGAAAAAGAAACCTGAAGCATGGTGTCAGAATTATTTTGTTCAGGAAGCAGCTTATAGCTTTATGTTTGAACAAATGACAGGTATACAAATACCTCAGCTAGTAACTATTATTGGAGTTGATGGTGAAAGCGAACCTCAAGTATTCATCAAGAATACTAAAGAGAGAAATCAATACTTATTAAAGTTTCTTGAGCTTAGAGAGGCGTTCGACCTCATCGGCTAGCTCTTTTTTTTCGTCTACTAATATTTGAATTCTTTGATAGAGCTTATAGACTTGTTCTTGTA